ACAACTATGAAGTGCAAGTGTGATAAATATGTCACAGTCTATAAAAATAAATAAAAAAAGATTCGTGTGTTATCAACGACGTAGAAAATAGTTTCTGCAGGGGGGTTGCATAAGTCCAAAAAATGTTGCTATATAGTAGTAGACAACCTACTAAAGTATAGCAGATGTAGCTACGACAGTAAAGAAACTATATAGTATAATACTATTATGGTTATTACTATTATAGTTTATAGACAACAGCTATACATTAGTAGTTACATGAGTACTAGGTATCAACTATACTTTTGTTTTAAAGTCTTTCTCCCTTAGTCAACCATGACGAACACTGCCAAGTAATTACAGGATGAGGTCATGCCGATGATTGAGGGAGTTATACTTACTATTGTTATTATATTATTTGTTGTCTCTTAAGGATTAGGAGGCATGTACGGAACTGAAGGATGCTCAGAGTTCATGTCAGAGAAACTACCATATAGTGCTATTATAGGTAAGCATGTTCGTAAGGGCATCAGTAGTGGTGTGTCAGTTAAAGATATTATGGCATCTATCCAGAAGTATTCTCATGCACCATCTAGTACATCTACTTTTTATAAGTTGTATGGTGGAGACATAGCGGAGGTGAAGTTTGATACTACATCAGCTATTGGTAATGTTGTCGTTGAGCAAGCGTTAGCTGGGGACTTTAAGGCTGCTGAGTTGTACTTAAGAAGTAAGGGAGGTTGGTCTCCTACTAACACTGTTGAGGAACGGGAAGTTGGTAGTGAAGAAGAGGAAGACCGCTCCGCTGTAGAAGAGATTATGACCCGACTAGGAAAATCAACAGATGAACATGAGGATAACGGCTGAGGACTTAAGGAAGTTACCATCAGATCAGGTAGCTGATGTTTTGTCGTCCCTCTCACCGGAGCAAGCTGAAGAGCTTAAGTACGATTGGAAGTTCTGGGCTAGGCCTGATCAGCTGGAACCTGATGGTAAGTGGAATGTCTGGGTAGCTTTAGCTGGTCGTGGTTGGGGTAAGACTAGGGCTGGTGCTGAGTGGGTACGACACAGGATTATGAAGAATGATCGTATCGTTCACTGTGTTGCACCAACTAAGGGTGATGTTCGTAGAGTTATGGTTGAAGGTGACTCTGGTTTAATGAATGTCTGTCATAAGGGTGATAAGACATACAGAGGAAAAGAGTTAGGCTTCCCTACTTGGTCTCCTACTAACAATACAATGACGTGGGCTAATGGCTCTAAGGCTGTATTCTTTAGTGCTGAAGATCCTGAGAGACTTCGTGGGCCACAAGCATACTCAATGTGGGCAGATGAACTTTGTGCATGGAGAAACGCTCAAGAGACTTGGGACATGGCACAATTTGGGTTACGTTTAGGTAAACACCCAGTATCGTTTATAACTACTACACCTAAGACCACTAAGTTGTTAAGAACCATCTTAGACGATGATAAGACTGTTGTATCTAAGGGTAGCACGTATGACAACTCAGCTAATCTAGCTGATACTTTTATAGATGCCATCAGGAAGACCTACGAAGGTACACGTCTTGGTAGGCAAGAGTTATATGCAGAAATACTTGACGAAGCGTCTGGTGCATTATGGTCAAGAGGTCTCCTAGCTAAGTGTGAGATAGAGAAAGATCAGGTTCCTACACTTAATCGCATTGTTGTCGCTATTGACCCGGCTATTACCGCTAACGCTGAAAGCGACATGACAGGTATTGTTGTAGCTGGGGTAGACGTAAATGGTACAGCTTATGTGCTAGAGGATCATACTGGTCGTTATACACCTCAACAGTGGGCATCTAAGGCTGTAGAACTCTATCATGAGCATCTAGCTGACAGGATTGTAGCTGAGAGAAACCAAGGTGGTGATATGGTAAGGCATACACTGCATACAGAAGATGAAACACTGCCTGTAAGGTTAGTACATGCCTCAAGGGGTAAGATGGCTAGGGCAGAACCAGTTTCAGCATTATATGAACAAAACAGAGTTAAGCATGTAAGAGGATTGAACGACTTAGAGGATCAGATGGTACAGTGGGAACCTCTAGGTTCTATTGGGTCTCCTGACAGGTTAGATGCTCTAGTATGGGCTATCACTGATCTAAGTCTTAATGGTTACGCAAAGCCACAACTTAAACTAGCGTACTCTAGTGCCAAAGGGCTAATTTAATATGGCTACAAAGAAACTATCGGAAGGTGCAGCTAAGAGTATTCTTGGTGTAGCTGGTGATAACACTCGTACTGGACAGATACGTGCAGATGAGTTTATCCCTGAACTACGCGGTAAGAACGCTATTCGCAAGTATCGGGAGATGCGGGATAATGACAGTACTATTGGTGCGGTTATGTATGCTGCTGAGCAAGTACTTAGAGATGTCAAACTTAAAGTGGAACCCGCCAATGATACTGAGGAAGCTAAACGTGAAGCTGACTTTGTGGAAAGTATCTTTGAAGATATGGATCACAGTCTTGACGATCACATTGCAGAATCTTTATCTTCGTTGTCGTATGGTTTTGCGTGGTTTGAAGTTGTTTATAAGCGGAGAGTTGGCCCTACTCAGAGATCGCCTAAGAAAAACAGTAAGTACACTGATGGGCGCTTGGGTGTACGTAAGATTGCTTGTCGTGCGCCTTGGACAGTCTCTAGGTTTGATGTAGAAGATAAAAGCGGTGATGTCTTAGGCATTTATCAGGACGTAGGTTATGGATCAGGAAAGCACTATATTCCCACTACTAAGAGCCTTTACTATCGTACTACTGTTCTTAATGGTGATCCTAGTGGCCGCTCTATCCTCCGCAATGCTTATTCCTCGTATGTCTATCTTAACAACCTACAGAGCATAGAAGCTATTGCAGTGGAACGTGAGTTAGCTGGTATTCCAGTTGCTCGTATACCTTCTGAATATTTGTCTTCTGACGCAAGTGCGGCCCAGAGTGGCTTCGTAGGTAACTTACAACAAATCCTTCGTGACGTTAAGTTTAATGAACAAGGTTATATTATAACACCAAGTGATACCTACCCTGACAAGGACGGCTCTCCTACAAACATTAGGCTTGTGGACATTGAACTAATGAGTAGTAATGGCAATCGTAATGTAGATATTGACCCCATTGTTAGGCGTTACCAACATGACATTGCCCGTTCTGTACTTTCTGAGTTTCTTATGCTCGGTGGGGGTAACAATGGATCATATGCACTCTCCAAGTCTAAGACTGACTTGTTTCTACGTGCCTTAGAAAGTTACATCCAAGCTATTGTAGATGTGCTTAATAAGCAGTTAGTAGAACGCCTGTGGCAGCTTAACGGACTTAACTACGACCTCATGCCCTGTATCAAGGCTGGTGATGTTGCCCCACACGACCTACGTGAGATTGCAGCATTTCTTCGTAACCTTAACGGTGCAGACATTAACGTCAGTGATCATCCAGAGGTTATACAAGACCTTATGGATATAGCTGAACTTAACTATGACCCTGCGGTCACACCTGAAACTGACCTACCCACTGAGGTAGAAGACAACAAGGAAAATACATAATGCCAGCACCAGTCACAGCACTGAGCAATGCTTTTAAGCTAGAGTTGCTTAAAGGTAATCACGATTTTGATAATGATACATTTCGTGTAGCACTGATTAAAGAAAACCCATCTGGTACTTTCGGTGCCGCAACAGTAGCATACTCAGAGTTAGGCTCTGATCAAGCCTCTGGTTCTGGCTACACTAGCACTTTTGACGCTGTGTCTACAGGCGCACAAGCAGCTATTGCCACTGGTTACCCTCAGATGGATGGTACAACTGCCGTGATGGACTTTGATGATGCAGTTTTTACAAACGTAACTGTTCAGGCTGATGGTTGTATTCTTTATAACCCCAATGCTGATAGTGCAGCTAATGTTATAGCCGTGTTTAATTTTGGTGGTACAGTCAGTGCTACCGCTGGTGACTTCACTATTCAGTTCCCTGCCCCCGGTGCTTCTACAAGTATTCTACGCCTAGCCTAATCTGAGGATACCTAAGAATGGTAAAGTTCGTCAACAGAGTTAAACTTAATCTGACCACTACAGGTACAGGTACAGTAACCTTTGGTTCTGTTGTCGATGGCTTTCAGAGTCTTGCTGATGCCTCTGTTGTTGATGCTGACGTTGTAAGATATGCGATTGAAAGTGGAAATAACTACGAGGTAGGAACTGGTACTATAGGATTAGCTGGTGGAACTTACACTATGGCTAGGTCTCCTAGTTCTTCCTCTGAAAGTGACAACTCAGCGATTAACTTAGGTGCAGGTGCGGTATGCTTCCTTACCA